CAGACTTATTGTTATTAGCAGCAGTAGAGATTGACAAAACTCTGAGAAAACCCTTAGACTTAAACATTGTAGGTACAGTACACGACAGTATCTTGATGGACGTACCAGAGAATAATGTCGATGAGGCTGTTAGAGAGGTCAAAAGGATTATGGCCCACCCACAGGCTCTTGATATATTTGGCGTATCCTTTAAAGTACCTATTGAGGCAGATGTAGGTATTGGGGCCTGGGGTAGTAAATAAAGGAGGAAATTTTGTGAAGATATTTGTTATTAACGGTTATCCTGGTAGTGGTAAGGATAAGTTTGTAAGATTGTGTGCACAACACAGTAAGATACCTGTAGTTAATTACGTTACCAGTACCCCAGCTAAATTGGCTTTACACCTATTAGGCTGGAGAGGGGAAGAAAAAACCCCAGAAATACGCAAAGCCTTGGCTGACTTAATGGAGTTGTCTGAAGCCTTATTTAATGGGGTTATCGCAGCTACTGAGGCTAAACTTATTAGAGCTATGGAGGACTACGGCGATAATTGTATTGTATTTATACACTGCAGAGAACCCAGGAATATAGACTACTACAGAGAAAAGCACGGAGCTGTGACAGTATTCATAAACAGAAACGATACAAAGCAGAAACGATTCAGTAATGAATCCGATGCAAATGTGGAGAACTATGAATATGACATAGTTATACAGAATAACAAATCCTTGAAGATATTGGAGCAAAAAGCTGTAGATTTTGTAGGGAGGTATTGCTAATGCAGTATTGTATAGCGGATAATGCAACACAGGCCTGGGAGTGGTGGTATCCCAGATTATTAGAACAAAAGAACCAGCAACCCTCCAGAGATGGGACTGTAGTTGGTGAATTTCTTAATGCTTGTACCGTTATTAAAGACCCCCGGCAGGGATTGGTTTTATCTGAAAAACGTAACTTATCTTTAAAATACGCCATGGGCGAACTGCTTTGGTATTTATCTGGAAGTAACATGGTTTCGGCCATATCCCCTTACTCAAAAGTCTGGGAAAAGTTATCTGATGATGGAGAAACTGTTAATTCTGCCTACGGTCACCGAATTTACCACAAGTTTGGGTTTGACCAGTGGGAATATGTGAAAGGTCTATTAAAGGCTGACCCTCTTAGCCGGCAAGCAGTTATACACATAAAGGAACCAAACAATTCTTACACCAAAGACTTACCCTGTACTATCTGTATACAGTACTTTATTCGTGGTAGTAGGCTTCATAGCACGGTATATATGCGCAGTAACGACATATGGATGGGTTTTCCGTATGACATATTCTGCTTTACTTCTCTTCAGGTCAAGATGGCCATGGAGCTAGGAGTTAACTTGGGCGAATATCATCACATAGCTGGTTCGCTACATCTTTATGAAAGGAATGTGAAGTAGTGGCATTAAGTAAGATTCAGTACAAAATTGGAGATTCCTGGGTACATTTTTGTTATGTAGAGGACATGTATAAAGACAAGATAGGTGAGGCAGTTAAAAAAATCAATCGCTGGGCTCAACAGGATTTTGGTATTGAATCCATCAAAACTATGGAAGACCTGGCGAATTTGAAAGAAAGAATCAAGGATAACTACAAGAAACTGTACCCAGAACTGTTTCGGGCAAGCCGAACAGATAATCAGGGGTGGGCCAGAGTATGGTTTACCCAACATCTAAAGGAGGAATTGAAAAATGGTAAGTAAAGGAATGAGTCTGCCGCCTATTTTGGCGGTAGACTTTGATGGAACTATCGTAGAGGACAAATTTCCCGATATAGGGCCAATAATACCCTCTACTATCAGGTTAATAAGTGAGTACAGAAAAAGGGGTTATAGAATTGTACTCTGGACTTGCCGTACCAAAGAAAGACTGGAAGAAGCTGTTAATTTTTGCAGCTGTCTGGGTATAGATTTTGATGCTGTAAATAACAATATACCTGAAGTAATAGCTAAGTATAACGACAATGCCCGTAAAATATACGCTGATGTGTATTTGGACGACAAAAGCCTATCTCTGGAGGGGACCATAAAGGATGGAGAACCGTGTAATCATAAGTGTTGTTTAGATCACCTAACACATCCGGGTGAAGTTTGTGGTAGGATAGCTGGGAGGGGGGAATATCGTGGCAAATTACGTGAATGCAAACAGGCGGGAAGTGATATACTGGGCCGCAGCTATGCAGCAATATTTTGAAAATCAGGTAACGCACTACTCGAAAAAATCTTTGACCTGGCTTAATTCAATTATCATTAGTCTGGACAATTTCTTGAAAGAAGAAATGAGAGGGGTGGAGAAAGAAGAATTGCGAGCCATACTTAATTTAATCAAGCGGGTTAGTCCTCAATTAAAGTCTGATAGCTTAATTACAGATAAAACACAATCAGTAAGCATAGACCGAAATGTTGTATTTGATTTTGCCGAGTATGCTTTAGAATATTGCGTAAATTGCCAAGAAAACCCCCAAGAATGTAGTTTGAGGAGTTTGGCCCTTAGACTAGGAGTACCCCCTTATGTGGAGAAGGGGCCTTGCCAGTATTGGAGGGGGAATTAAACTTGGCTGTTTCAACGTTTTAGTTGGATGGGAGTATTTTATGTATGCCCTAAATGTGGAAGATACTGGAACAAGGGGGTGATTGGATGCCTTTAGAAACTGCTATAACCGACAAAATACTCAAGTACCTCAACAAAGTACCTAACTGCGTGGCTGAAAAAGCCATGGGTAACGCCTTTCAGAAAGACAAACCAGATATTGAAGCTTGCTGGGAAGGCAGGAGTGTCAAGATTGAGGTAAAGAGCCCAGACCACGGCAATAAACCCACAAAAGGGCAGGAACTCAACCTGAAAAAATGGGCCAAGGCTGGAGCTTTGTGTGTAGTTGTATGGAGTCTTGAAGAAGTCAAGAACTTGATAGAGCACAAAGGGCTATATAATGACTCTTTCACAGGTTGGTACTTTACTGAAGACAGAAAAATTATAAAAGGAGGACATGAATAGAGTGAGTAAGTATGAAGAAGTTATGCCGGATAGTTGTTTAGGGGGAGTAGTTTCACAGGTGAGAGGAATATGAAACTGTGGAAACACCAAGCTGAGGCACTGAAGTACTTTACCCCAAGGAATTACGGGGCCTTGTATACTAAACCCGGCACTGGTAAGACTAGAATAATGCTGGATCTTATAACTAAGCGAGATTTCAAGATCACCTTGGTGGTTTGCCCGAAAAAAGTTTGCCGAGTGTGGCCTGCTGAATTTAACAAGCATTACAGGCAAAATACTTACAAGATTTTAGACGTTTCGGGGCTGCCTGGTGAACGTAAGGTCACGGAAATAAAAAAGACACTCAAATTGAACAAAAGTGTACATCTGATTATCGTCAATAATTACGACAGCGTGTGGAGGGAACCCCTCAGAAATTATCTACTCAAAGTCGGGCTGGATTGCGTTATATGCGATGAAAGTCACCGTATCAAGACCCCAGGAAGCAAGGTATCAAGATTCCTGGCTTTATTGGGTAAGAGGGTACCAAACAGATTTTTGATGACTGGTACCCCTCTAGCCCAGTCCCCTTTGGATATTTACGCCCAATATAGATTCTTGAATCCAGAAATATTTGGAACTAATTATGGTGTATTCAAGAACCAGTACGCTAATTGGATCATTACTGCTGGTGGTTTTCCTATGCTTAATAAGAGCAACCCCTACAAGAATTTAGATGAGCTACACGAAAAGATGTTTTCTTGTGCTTTCATGCCTGAGGTACATCAAAATTTGCCTGCCGTACAGGATATTCCCTGGGAATTTGACTTGCCTGGGAAAACTGAGAAGTATTACAGAGAATTGAGAAAGGAAGGGGTATTAGAGTTAAAGCAAGGCTTGGTAGACCCTGGTAACGTATTGGCTGTTATTGTACGGTTACAGCAACTCACTAGCGGTTACCTACCTACAGATGAAGGTGTTGTTAAGATAGATACGGCTAGGAAAGATGCTTTTAAGGAATTGATAAGCAGCTTGCCTGAGGAAGAGCCCATAGTGGTATTTGCCAGATTTATCCCAGATATTCGCAATATAAGAAATGCAGTCCGAGAGATAGGACGAAAGAGCTCAGAAATATCGGGCAGAAGAGACACATCAGGTAATTGGTACTCGGGTAAAACCAGCGTACTTGCTGTACAAATTTCTGCGGGGTCTGAAGGAATAGACTTGACCAGGGCAAGGTACGGGATATATTACACAAAAACACACTCTTTGTGGCAATACCAACAAAGTAGAAAGAGGTTGCACCGCCCTGGTCAAGATAGGCCTACTATCTTTTATCATATAACAGGTAAGCTCACTAAAGGTAAAACTATAGATGAACTAATAAACGACAGTCTGGAATCTAATCAAGAGTTGATTGAAAGCATACTTACTTTGTAATCTCAAATACAAATTTCTCAATTAAATTATCCATTTTTGCCTGCTGAGGAATTTTTGACTAACTGGGTCAATGCCCATTCCTTTTTCAAAGGTTCCCCCAAGCAGGGGTTTAGCCGGGAACTAAGCCCCGGCTATCCCTTACTTATTTGCATCCACATAGGATTCGCCCAAAATCCAGGCCACGACCACGCCGACAATCCATCCGTACACATCGGAAGGAATGCCCAGGTCCAATCCCTCATTTAAGACGATAAACAACGCACTGGCCAGTGACATCAAGAATTTTCTGCTTTTTAGTCGCTGTAGGAATGGTCTCATTTCAACACCCCTTCCCTTTCCAATATTGCCAAGGTTTTTAGCGTAGATTCTGGCAGGTTGATGTTTCCCTTGCCATCCCCCGCAATAGATTTTCGGTCTATCAGTTTCTGGACAATGGGTTTACCCCAGGCGGGCACGTCGTTTAAAGTCTTATATATCACTTTCGGCTCCTCCTCTCTCTCCAGTCGATCCCACAGCCCCGTCCAATAGAAATTCTGCCCCGGGCAAGCAGTGGGCATGACGTCTTTGTGCCCAATTACGGGGATGCCCGGGTACCGGGTCTGAATGTCTTTGATCAACCAGGCCAGTGCATCAAGCTGTTTTGCGGTCGGCACACCGGTCTGGAAGTCCCCCACCAGGCAAATGCCTATGCCATCCTTGTTGGCGTCGTGAGCGGCGTCCTGGTAGGCGTGCGCGCCCTTCATGGCCTCCGGGCGGCCTCGATATATAGGCCCGTCTGCGTAGATTACATAGTGATATCCTATTCCGCTCCAGCCTCGGTTAAGATGCCAGCTGTGAATGTCCTGCCAGGTGGTACTAAGCCCGCTGGCAGAGTGGTGGACTACTATTCTTTTGGTTGCCTGGCGTCTGACCAGAACCCCCTTGAATTTAATATTGGTTTCTACTACTTTCACCTGTTCTCACCTTCTCTCTTGTAATCCCGGCCAGAAGCCACAGCTCTCCGGTAGTAAACGCAAACCAGCAGCCTATGAGGGCAGTCGGCTCGCTGCCAACTCGTAGAAACGTAAATAGAACAGCCCCGGTAAAGCCAGCGTTGAGCAGGATTACCAGAGCTACGATGATTTTAGAATACCGCATGATATCACCTCAAATCACCTCGGTAAGCTTTGTATGTACCAAATAATAAAGCCCCCCATGCCGGTACACCAAGCAATTAAGAGGGCCTTTATCCAGGCTATTAAACTATCCATCTTTTTGCACAGCTCCTGCACTATTACAGTCTGCGCGGCAAACCCGGTTTCAAGCGCTCGTATCCGGCCGGCATGATCGTTCAGGCGATGCTCAATTCTTTCCTGCTCGTTCATGTCCCATCCCCTTCCTTCCAAATAAAATAGCCGCCCCCGAAGAGCGGCTTTTACCTTTTCTTTACATTACAACCGTATTGCCCAAATCGGGTGTTTTTCACAACCAGATACTTATTCAAGTGGCTGTCCATCCTCTTCTAACATCGCCTGCACTTCTGCCCGGTACCGCTCCGGGACTTGATCTATCGTCCTGCGTCCCTGTTTCACCAGGGTAAAATACAGCTGTGTCACTCCGCTGTTCCCCCTTCCACTATTGTCCGGAGAGCCAAGACCTCTTCAAATGTAGTTGCCAGCGCATCCATGAGAACCAGGTTCTGCTCCTCCAGCCGGGATAATCTATCTTCGGCGGTTTCGACCGGCTCAATCTGGACCGGAGCCGGTTGACGTTGTATCTTCTCCTCCTTCGTAGTAAGATATTGTCAAAGGAGGGATTATGATGAGAAAAAACCCGATGGTTGCAATGTTGTTGACTGTGTTTATGCTGTTCGCGGTCGTCGCGCCGGTGACGGCAGTTACCTCAACGGAATATTTAACTAGTCAATTACAAATATTTCATGCTACTAACAGAATGAGTAGCAATGATATTTACGGCGTGTATGTCGATATTTCCCAGATTGCAAGCAACATCGTAACCGCTACTGTATACCAAACTGATGCACAGCAAGCTACGCTAACTACGTATACGAACATAACGGCTCAGCCCAATGCAGGAGCTAATGGCGCAAAAGATAAACTGAGCCGATTCTTTTTCTATTTCCGTAATAACAACCGCGATCATCCTATGGCCCTCTGGGGCGGTGCGCCTGACGACACAGTAATGGGCTATGTCTATGGCGAACGCAAGGCCGAAATAATTAGTGCCTACGTCGCCGGTATTCCTGAGTGCTTGGCACAAGATCGGTTATACGATTCTGGCGATAGCAGCAGCAGTGGTAGCCCCACTAAAGCTACTGAAGCCAAGCCTGCTGAAAACCCCGACGCATGGGCCGGGAAATACCTCGCCACTACTTTCGAGATTGGCACTGCTACCTATTCCGTCTTAAGCGCAGGGGATACAACTGCAATAAATAATAAACCCGAAGTCAAACCTATGGATGTTGCGCCCTACGTGAAGAATGACCGCACCTATGTGCCAGTCCGCTACCTTGCCTACTCCCTGGGTGTGCCGGAAGATAGCGTGACATGGGATAGCAACGCCCGTAAAGTTGGGATAACTAAAGGCGATACTGATATATCCCTTATTATAGGCAGTCCCATTATGCAGACTAACAAAGAACCTATAGCCATGGACGTTGCTCCAGAAATAACCAACGCCCGCACATTTTTGCCTGCCCGATGGGTAGCCGAAGCATTAGGGGCGCAGGTCGAATGGGACG